TGTTACCTAACCAGCCCGTTTGAACCCCCTATGTCCCCGCCACCTGCCGGGGTGGGGATGATTGGAGAAGAGAAAGTGGAATGGTACGGTATAATGTCGCCGGCGCGAAGCGCCGGCGACGCGATTTTTTTGAAATTTGCATATTTGCCTATTTACCGTCAATTTTCTAAAAATTAAGAAAATGATGTCATTCACCTGTCTTTAGACTGCATACAAGAGGTAAAAATAGTCATACAATGTGCTTACGCCAATTAGCTGGAGGGTTTAGTATGGCTGCAAACAAGCGAGTATTTACCTTGCGTCTGTCTGATGAAGTGTTTGACAAGATCGGGGTACTGGCAACAAACGAGCATCGTTCTATCACAAACTACATTGAATATGTGCTACTAAAACACTTGGAAGAAGTGGAACGGGAGCAGGGTTCAATCGACACTAAGGGGACGAAGCCGTAAAGTAATATGCACCAAGAAAGGATGAAAATATGTCGGTGCTACGAATGAAGCGTACCACGAGTAAGGCGGAATTTGTAAATACCGCTAATCAAATTTATGTGGAAACGCTGAATTTTCTCACGCGGCTGTCTGCCAGATATTCAAGACTTATGGCGGAGGATGTCGCACATTTAGCTGGTGAGGTGATAGATCATTCTGAAAAGGCGAATAGCATCTTTCCATCGGATGACCAGCGTAAAGAACTCAGAAAGGCACATTTGCTTGAAGCAAGAGCTTCGCTGAGAGCGCTGGATGTAAGGCTTACTCATTGCTATCTGGTGATGATGCAAAACCCAGAAGGGTGCTTTACAACCAGCAAAGGCGCACAGGTGGACTCCAGAGACGCAGTAGAAAAGCTGAATCGTATGGCTGCAAGCCTTGGTGAACTTATTGACCATGAGGATGAGTTGCTAAAGGGTGCTACGAAATCTTTGGGTCAAATTAAAAAGGGATAGGTTTTTATGGGTGTATTTCTGGAAACGTGACGGTAGGCTGTCGCCCTCTTGACGGCCTGGTGGTGGCTTCGTTCGGCCAATTACAACAACAGCAATAATTTCTGTAATGTGAACACCAACGGCAACGCTAACAATAACAATGCCTCCTGGTCGGCGGGCGTGCTCCCCGGATTTTGCGATGCGAGGTCAAATGGAGTAACTTCGGTGAAAGACGACCTTCGCAAAAGGAGAAATACTTCCCTGGCTTTTGCCTAAAACTGCCCTTCGACGGCTCTACACGGACGCTGCTTGCATGGCGGGCTATTGCGCTAACCCGTTCCATGTGTCGAGCCAAAGTAGTTTAGATGCGCACCAACAAAACAACTATGCGGAGGAGCGAATACTTTCTATGACAAGTGAAGAGCGCCACGAGGCGCGATATCGCCGCCGAAAGGCCAAGCGGTTGGCGAATAAACGAAAAAGAAGCGAAGCGGTAGGAACTCTGGAGGATATCTTCAACTACCGTGATATGTTCTTTTATGGCAAAAAATGCTGCAACGGTGTACGTTGGAAGCAAAGCACTCAAAACTTTGAACTCCATCTGTTTTCTGGTACGGCAAGACGGCGGAAGCAGATTTTAGACGGAAAGTGGAAACCGAAAAATTGCGTCCACTTTACTCTACGTGAACGTGGTAAGGTTAGACCGATTGATGCACCTCACATTGAAGACCGACAAATTCATAAGGTGGAGAGCAATAAGGTTTTGATTCCGCTTTATACCCCAAGCATGATCCACGATAACGGAGCAAGTCAGAAGAACAAAGGACTTCATTGGCATTTCCATCGTATGAAAGAACAGCTTGGATGGCATTATAGGCGTTATGGTAGAAGTGGTGGAATCCTTCTGTTGGATTTGAAGAGTTTCTTTCCAAGCGCAAATCGTAGTATCATCTATGAGCGGCATAAGCAAATGATGTTTGATGATAGGGTGCGGGCTTTTGCAGATGCGGTTGTAACATATGCCCCAAGTACAGCACCTGGTCGTGGTATGCCCCTTGGTGTGGAGCCGAGTCAACAGGAAATGGTTGCGCTACCAAGTGCGGTTGATAACTACATTAAGTGCCAACTTGGAATCCATTGTGCTGGACATTATATGGACGATTACTATATTATTCTTCCAGACATTGAAGAGTTAAAGAAAGTCGGCCATGATATTGTCGATAAGTTCATTGAGTCTGGTATTCCAGTCAATAAGAAGAAGTGTAAAATCATTCCTTTGACAAGGCCGTTTCGCTGGTGTAAGGCAAGATTTACATTGAAAGAAAATGGCAAGATTACTGTGAATGGAAATCGTGCGGGCATGAAGAGTGCAAGGCGTAAACTGAAACTCTTCCAGCGTGAATATATTGCTGGAAAGCGGACGTTGGCCGAGATTGATCAGTTTATGGAAAGTCAAACGGCGTATTACAGAGGCTATAATGACCATGGCCGTCTATTGAGGTTGCGCCGTTTACACTACGCTTTATTCAACAAATATCGTATTCAAGAACAGCAAGGAAAACAAGTTGCATAAATAAAAACGATTGCGTCTGAGGCGGTTATGCTTCAGGCGCTTTCTCTATTTTTGGAGGTAGACAAGTGGAATACAGCAACTATATTGTAAAGAAACGGGCGCGGTTTAATGCTATTTGTGGGCAAGTCAACATTCCATATGGTACAAAGGTAGAGGCGTCAGATGGTTTTTTGCTTTTGAATGGGGAAAGGCTCTGTGCAACTGTCAGCCAGAATGGTTTGGATTTCTTTGCCCAGAATGATGATGGCAATGGTGAAGAGCGTGGCAAACTGACCATTGCTATTATGCAGAGACTTGAGAAAAAGGATAAGAACCACCAGAACAGATGGGATAGAGTGTGGGATGATAAGCTGTGCCAGAAATATCGGAGAAAGGATCACGATGATTATTGGCTGTGGAGCAAGGATTTTTTTGACGCTCCCATCTCTGATTTGCAGTACATCGAAAAGTTGATCAAGATTTGAAAGGAGTGGTCAGATTGTATAGAATTGTGAAAGATGGGTCTGTTATGGCCTATGTTGAGCAGCCACATTACATTCGGCTGCATACAAATGGTTGCTTCGTGAAGACAACCGAGGAAAATGCACAAGGAATCGCTATTCAAAGCATTCCATATCATCTGCTGGGGAAAGAAGATCTTCCAGGCGCTGTAGCTACAGTTGCTATCTCTGAGGTTGACGGTGGTGCTGTGCTTATTAACCAGCAGGACAGCATTAACGAACTGATTCAGACTGTGTTGGAGGGATAAGAGATGAAAGAGAGATTGAGTGTCCTGTATCAGAATGGGCAAAACGGCATCAGCCCATCCGTGAGTGCAAACGGTCTTTTGAGTGCTGTGGCGAAGGGATGGATCACCATTGAAGATGCTGTTGAAATTATTGGTTCTGATCAGTCAACGGAGATTATTCGTGCAGCGAAGATTGCAGAGATTTCTACTGCTTGTAATGCCACCATTGTGTCTGGTATTGATCTGGAACTTTCAGACGGCAAGGTGCATTTTAATCTGAGCATTGAAGACCAAAGCAATATTGCCAACCTGTTCCGTGTGGTTGAGTTGGGTGGCACTGAGTTCCCTTATCAGGCAGATGGTGGTGTTTGTCGTGTTTATAGCGCCCAGGAAATCGCTAAAATCTACATTGCAGCTCAGAGCGCTATCACAACACAGACCACATACCACAATGCGTTGAAAGCATATGTGCAGTCTCTGGAAGATGTCGAAACCATCGCTACCGTACAGTATGGAATGACTCTGCCAGATCCGTATGCCAGCGAGGTCGCTGAAAAGCTGTCAGTTGCACAGACTCAGATGGACGCTATTGTGCAAAGAATGGGCGAGACTACATGAGTGATATTGAGCTGATTTCCGAACTGACGGATATTTGCATTTGTCAGGCGGAGATCATCAAAGCACAAGCCTATATGTTGGAACAACTTGGAGCTGAAATCAAAGAGGAAGAGGCACTGCGAGAGCGTAACAGACTGAAAGCAATCGCAGGAGAATGGGAGGAGGACACACAATGAAAAAAGAACGGGTAGGGAAATGGGTGCTGTCCGCCTTGCTTTGGATGTGGACAGGTGGTATCTACTTTTTCATTGAGGTAATTTGGAAGACCGCTCAAGGTAGGCCAGAGACAATCAGCTGGACAATGTTTGCGCTGGCTATTATTCTTGCGGTTCCTTTGGAGCGGTTTGGAGCAGAGCTTCCTTGGGGAATGCCGCTTATTTGGCAGTCGTGTATCTGTGCCATTGCGATTACTGTGGTTGAGTTTATTGCTGGATTGATTTTGAACGTCTGGCTTGGCCTTGGTGTATGGGACTACTCTGGTATGGCCGGCAACGTGCTTGGTCAGATATGCCCTCAATTTCTGATTGTGTGGCTTATTTTGTCTGTGGTTGGAATCGTTATGTTGGACTGGATGAGATATGCGGTCGAGAGTGGAGATAGGCCACATTATACATTGATTTAAGGAAAGAGGTGATGGCGCATGGGTGAAGCGAGTTTTGCAACGATCTTGGCAGGCGGCGTGACATTGAGTGGCGGCGGTGGAGCTGGTCAAACCGTTATTCAGGGGATCAGCAAAATTGAAGCAGACGGACTGAATCTGATTTTCACCACGGATAGCGGCGATAAGGTCACGGTGACATTCCCAGAACCAAAAGCTGGTGCTTCTGTAAGCGGCGTTGAAATCAATGCGAACAACCATCTGGTCGTGACTTTGAGTGACGGTACAGAGGTGGATGCTGGTGATATGCCTACTGCAACAGAGCGTAAACCAGTTGAGTTTGAAATCAACACTGCCAGTGATACATGGAGCTTACAGCATAATCTGAACAATCAGCACCCGACCATCCTTTGCTTTGACGGTGATGGCGATACCATTTTTGGCAGTATCGAATACTACAGCCAAAACCTGTCTGTCGTACACTTCGATATTCCCGTCAAAGGCAAAGCTGTTGTAAAATAACGAACCGTTGAAAAAAAGAAGGAGGAAACTACAATGGAGAAGATTTATAAGAACATTGCTCTGATGACTACTCCCACGGATGAGAAGCATCTGGTGAACAAAGGCTATGTGGACGCCGCTATGAACCGCAAAATCAAGGACGCTGTGGTGGCCGTGGCTACTCAGGATTTGGATGCCACCTATGATTCTACCGCCAAGACGCTGACCCAGAATACCGCCGCCGCTCTGGTGCTGGACGGTGTGACTTTGGCTGCTGGCGACCGTGTGCTGGTTGCAGGCCAGACCGACGCCACACAGAACGGTATCTACACTGTAACCACTCTGGGTGACGATAGCACCACCACTGTGCTGACCCGCGCTGCTGATTTTGATGACACCGCAGACATTGCTCTGAACGTCATTATCCCCGTGATGCAGGGCGATCAGAATGGCGATACCAACTGGCAGCTTGTGAATGATACTGCCGCTACGCTGGATGCCACTGCTCTTTCCTTCGCCAAGTTCAAGGGTAGTGAGGGTGCTCTGGTGTTCACCACGACCATCACTGGCGATGGTGCCGCTAAGGAGTTCCCCGTCTCTCACGGGCTGAATAGTGAGGCTGTGACCGTCTCTGTCGTGGATGCGGCCACCAAGGAGCAGTGCTACTTCGGTGTGGAAATTACCAGCGCCAATGTCGTGACCATCAAGAGTGATGTGGTTCTGGAGAACACGGATAGCTTTGTTGTCACTGTTATGGGCTAATCTTCAAGGGCGGAGGGATACAATCCCCCCCCCGCCCTATCTGCATCAAAAAATAGTTTTATTCTGAAATCGGAAAGGAGGAATGAGCGTGAAGGTTTATGAAAGCGTCGATATGAACGGACAGCCGATTGAGAATTGCCCATCTATCACCGATGAAGTTGCCGTACAGATTGACCAGCTTGCAGATGAAAAGGTGAAGCTGTGGGTAATTCCATCCTATGAGCGGGAGGTTACAGTTGAAGTCCCTGTCGAGGGGAGCGAGACTGGTGAAACCACAACGGAAACCTATATCGAAACTGTTCCAGCCTCCATTCTCTATCGTGGTGAGGACGGTAAATTTCACGGCATAGATTCTATCGCTGGTGCGCCAGGAGTAGACGGAGCAGACGGCGTTTCTCCTACTGTCAGTCTGGATGACATTCTGGGAGCAGACGGCGAGAAAATTGGTGTGAAGCTGTCTGTCACGGATAAGGATAGCACAAAGTCTACAAACATTTTGTATGGCGCAAAGGGAGAGACTGGCGTTGGAATTACATCCATTGACAAAACGGGAACGGCAGGACTGGTAGACACCTATACCATTACCTTTTCTGACAACACCACAACAACATTCTGTATCACAAATGCCAGCTCGGTTGAGAAGTTGAGTCAGCTTGAAAACGACAGTGGTTTCATCACAGACACCGTGAACAACTTGGTAAACTATTATACCAAGGAACAGACCTATACAAAGGAAGAGGTCATGGAGCTTCTATCCAAACTATCTGCCGGACTCTCCACCAAGATTGTTTCGGAACTGCCTGACGCTGCTACTGATGAAATTAGCCTGTCCACGATCTATCTGGTGCGTGTGGGCGAAAGTAATGTCTACACTCAGTATATGTGGATTAGTGGCGGATGGGCAAACCTGGGCACAACCGCTGTCAATTTGGAGAACTACTATACCAAAGGTGAGATCGACACCAAACTTGGGCTGTATGTTTCCACAACGGCTTTACTTGCGATTTTGGAGAGCTATGTGAAAACGGCAGAGTTGGCGAAGGTTGCCTTATCTGGTGACTACAATGACCTAAAAAATATCCCTGTGATTCCTGATTTGAGTGGGGTTGCTTCTACAGCATATGTAGATAACAAGGCATCAGAAATTGAAGGTAAGATTCCTGATGTAAGCGATTTCCGAAAGAAAACTGACGCTATCCAGTACAGCGAAATCAGTGGTACACCTGTTGTGGATACCGCACTCTCTGCAACCAGTACAAATGCTGTGCAGAACAAGGTGATACAGGCGGCACTTGATAAAGCTCAATACTATCAGGCTGGAGAAACAGTAAATGTATCTGGTATGTATGCCGCAGGGCATATAACTAATAACGCTAATCGCGTACAATTCTTTATTCCGTTGCCACGAGATATTACAAAACGAACCGTTACTCTTAATACCCCTTGGGTGTTAAGTATTCGTGGTACAAATGGAATAAGTTATCTGATGCCAAGTGCTACTGCTAACAACTACCTATATAATCAACTGACCTCTGATGCTTATGGGAACATGGTTACTATCCTTATATCGAAACATACGAATGGTTTGGCGGTTACTTTCCAGTCAACAACGAAGTGGTATAGCTCCAGAAACAATGAGCAGGTCAATAACGCGCCAGTTACAGTAGAGATAGCAACCATGTCCTTCAAACTAACCTAAGCTGGAAAGTGAATAAAAGTACAATTTGGTTTGGCGAATGAGGTTGGAAATGGCTCCCGACACTCCAGCAATGGAACCTGAGATGCAGGATATGCCGCCCTGCTATTCGCCAAATATCAAGCCCAGTAGAGAGATCTACTGGGCTTTTCCCATATCCAGATAGTAGAAAGGAGGGGCTATATGGGACGAAAAACAAAGCAAAACAAAATCACTTCACCTGAGTTGATCGCCCAGATCAATCCGAAGAACATTCGGCTGATGAATGACTTTCTGGACTATCTGAGGTCGGTCGGCAAAGCGGAGTCTACCGTGAAAGCGTATACAAGCGATCTCTATATCTTTTTTGTGTGGGTGCTTCAAAATGCTTACAATAAATATTTCCCAGAGGTTAGTAAACGAGATATTGTTGCTTATCAAAACTGGCTGTTGCGGGACAATGAAAATTCTCCGGCTCGTGTGCGCCGGCTGAAGGCAACACTTTCCTCTCTCAGCAATTACATTGAAGCAATTTTGGATGATGAACTTCCAGGATTTCGTTCAATCGTTCGGAAGATTGAAAACCCAATCAATGAACCAACCAGAGAGAAAACAGTGCTTACTGATGAACAAGCTGATACTCTGCTGGAGTATCTGGTTAGTCGTAAACAGTATGAGAAAGCCTGTTGCTTTGCATTGGCACGGTACTCTGGACGGCGCAAGTCTGAGCTACCGAGGTTCAAAGTGTCATATTTCGACGATGACAACATCATCTATGGTTCACTTTACAAAACACCTGAAAAGGTTAAGACCAAAGGGCGTGGCGTAAATGGCAAGATGTTGACGTGCTATGTGCTTTCTAAGCCGTTCAAACCGTACTTCGATCTGTGGATGCGGAAACGAGCGGAGCTTGGTATTGAAAGCGAATGGCTCTTCCCAGACAAAGACGATCCTACTCAGCCAATTCCCATTTCAACACTGAATAGTTGGGCAGAGACATTCTCTAATATTTTGGATATCCCAGTGTATTGGCATAGTCTTCGGCATTTTTTCACGACTTCTCTTGCCAAAGCTAACTTGCCTGACTCTGTAATCAAAACCATCATTGGATGGGAGAGCTTAGAGATGGTGGAAATTTACAAGGATATCGACGACGAAGAGGAAATCGGGAAGTATTTCCAGGATGGAGAAATTGTCGGACAGAAGCAGACGAGCCTATCTGATCTGTAAGGGGGCGAGTATATGAATGAGTTTGTAATCCATGATTATCTCATAGCTAAGGGTTTGAATGAGTATGGTGTAGCAGGTCTTATTGGAAACTTATTCGCTGAAAGCGGACTGAACCCCCGAAACTTACAGAACAGCTACGAGAAATCCCTTGCCTTGAACGATAACGCCTATGTTGCAGCCGTAGACAATGGCACATATACAAACTTTGTGCATGATAAGGCGGGGTTTGGATTGGCGCAATGGACTTATTGGAGCCGCAAGCAAAATCTTCTTAATTTTGCGAGGGCTGCTGGTAAATCTATTGGGGATCTGATTATGCAGTTGGATTTCTTGTGGAAAGAATTGTCAGAGTGTTATCCTGGTGTTGTGGCTGTTTTGAAGTCTGCTACCTCTGTGCTGGAGGCGTCAAATGCTGTATTGCTGAACTATGAGAGGCCAGCAAATCAGAGTGAGGGTGTTCAGACTAAGCGGGCTGAGTATGGGCAGCGATATTATGATCAGCTTGCTACGGTCAATCTTGAAGAGTTTACAAAGCTCTTTCAAGAAATGAGATCCAATTTGCAGGACAATGACGCTGGCGACTGGAGTACGGATGCCAGACAATGGGCGGTAAGCACTGGTTTGATTGCTGGTAATGGTACGACTATCAATGGAGTCCCTAACTATATGAGGAAAGACTTTTTAACAAGAGAGCAGTTTGCTGTTGTACTCTACCGATTCTCGCAGTTGATAGGAAGCCTCTGATTTATATATCAGACTGGCTTCCTATTTTGCTAACCAATATTCAGAAAAAGTTTTGAGGTGAAAACATGGTCAATGTAAATAACATCGTTCCCCGTAATGGGTACTTGGTGGATGGCGCAACAGGACAGAGGGTTCTGTTTTATGAGTGTGATCCCACAAAGAACACGGAATGTACCAGAAAGATTTGTCGGGCTGATGCGGAAGAGGACGAAGGTAGCTTTGGGTTTTGTTCTAAGACTGTCAACCCCAACTTTCGCAAAGAGGGTGGCAAAGCATGGTATGCCGTGCTGAAGACACCAGATGATGGAGGAGAGCCTTACTGGGGCAGAGAGTATGTAGAGGTGGATTTATATGATGACGGTTCAAGAATGTATCAATTATGTTGAGAGCCATTTGGAAATCCGTCCTGCAACAAGCAACGGAGCATATACCAGCGGCAGAACGATTACACCTGCGGGATGCGTAAATCATTCTGTTGGATGTGCCCAACCATCAGCCGATGTGTTTTTTAAGAATATGAACAAAGGGAGTGCTGGTTGGGGAGTAAATGCTATCCTGGGTGACTTCCACAAAGGTGAGGGAAAGATTATTCTTGCTTTGAACTGGAATACTCGTCCATGGGGATGTGGAACAGGCAGCAAAGGATCTTGGAACAATACAAAGGTGCAGTGGGAGATTACGGAGCCTGCTGGTCATACTTATGCGGGCGGCACTATGATTGGATACGATGTGGCAAAAAACCAGCAATTTTTTGATCGTATGTGGAAGATGGTTGTAGCCTGGAATGTCTATATGGTCAAGAAGTTCGGCTACCCTGTTTCTGGCATCAGCGATCATGCTGAGTCGCATAAGGCTGGTTATGGTTCTAACCATGGTGATGTTGGACATTGGTGGCCGAAGCATGGTAAGAGTATGGATGCGCTACGTAAAGAAGTCCAGGAAATTCTCAATGGTGGTGGCGACATCATCTCGTCAGAGCAAGGTGCAACTGTTAATTACCAATGTAAAGTTACCGCTAAGGACGGCTTGAACTGTAGGCCGGAGCCGTCACAAAATCCGGTGCTCACAACATATCCATATGGAACGACGCTGGTTATCAGCAAAGAGAAAAATGGGTGGGGTTTCACTGGCCTTGGCTGGGTTTCACTTAAATATGTTGAAAAAATTACTACAACTGAAGCTACAAAGGAGGATGAGGACATGGACGTGAATCGGTTTACTGAACTGTGGAAAGAAATGCGGAGCACATGGCAGGACAATGACGCTGGCGACTGGAGTGCAAAGGCTCGTGAGTGGGCAACTACAAACGGTTTGATTGCCGGCAACGGAACGACCATCAACGGCGAACCAAACTGTATGTGGGCTGATATGCTTACCCGTGAGCAGTTTGTAGCAGTGCTTTATCGGTTTGCTCAACTGATGGGCAAGGCGTAAGAGGTAGCGGTATGGTTGTTTTTGGTGGAGGCGGAAAAAGGCTGGCAAAGCCCAAAACAGCCAAAAAGGATTTTTCCAAAAGGCTGATTTCGGACATTAGGTGGCTGCTGTGGGTGGTAACTCTTGGAGGTATCGTCCTGGCAGCTTATTGTGTTCGTAAAGGGTATACTGGTTCTTTGCCCTGGCTTAGTGCCATGGTAGGACTTCCTTGGACTGCTCATGGTGTTGTATGCTCGTTCTATCTCAATATGGCAAAGTCAGATCACAGTGAGGGTGGTATCACTTTTGAGTCCGCCAAAGCAAGCAACTTTGAGATGGACACTGGTAGTGATGAAAGCCCGATGATTTGATAAGGAGAAAGAAAATGGTTCGACTTTTTATTTCCCAGCCTATGCGGGGTAGATCTGATGAAGAGATCGTTGCAGAGCGGGAGTATGCAAAACTTGCCGCTGAAAGAATCTTGAAAGAGGAAGTTGAGGTTGTTGACAGCTTTTTTCAAGACAGCGATAGAAAGCCTTTGGAGTATTTGGGTGATAGCCTGAAACTCTTGGCTGGCGCTGATTGGGTATGGTTTTGTGAAGGATGGGAACAGGCCAGAGGGTGCAAAATCGAAAATTTGTGCGCTCGTGAATACGGCATTCCTATCATTCATGCGTAAAAAAAAGGAGGATGATTAGATATGAAGATTATGCAGAAACTTACAAGTCGTAAACTGTGGGCCGCAGTTGCTGGTATTGTTACTGGTTTGGCTATGGTGTTTGGGCTGGACGAAAATGTGATTACCAGTATTGCTGGAGCGGTTGTTTCTTTGGCGTCTGTGATGACTTACATTGTTACTGAGGGACGCATCGACAAGGAAGCTGTGGGTAATACTGCGGGCCAAATTCAAGATGCCATTGATTCGATGCAAGGTTCTGAGGTGAAACAGTAATGACTCTCAAAGAAATTTTTCTGAATGGTGGCGGTGCCCTTGTAGTTGTTTTAACGATTCTTCAAATTGCGCCAATCAAGATTGATCCATGGGGTGCTATTGCTCGGTGGATTGGTCGGGCGCTGAATGGCGATGTGTTGAAGAAGCTGGATGAGCTGGAAGATGGGCAGGCCGATACAAGAGCGCAGCTGGAAGAGCATATCCGTGTAGACGACGAGCGTGATGCAAACTCTCGTCGTCGAAATATTCTTAACTTTAATGTTGAGTTGATGCGTGGAAAAAATTATACACATGAACACTTCATTGATATGCTTACAGATATCGACGAGTATGAGCGGTATTGCGAAGGGCACCCAGGATATAAGAACAACCGTGCTGTAATGGCGATTGCAAATATCAAGCGTGTGTATGAAGAGAACGAGAGAACAAATGGCTTCCTTAAAGTCTAAAATAAGCTGAGGGCGTAGGTATCAATTACGATACTTACGCCCTATTTTTTTGCTCCGCAAGGAATTTGAAAACCACATCGAGCTTTTCTTCAAATGGTGTAAACTTGGTGTAAAGCTGAAATGGCACTCTCGATATACCAAAACAATTTACACAAGATATGGTGAAATTTTTGCTGTTTTACACTGAATGGCGCACATTTTGCTTAAAGACGGTTTTGAAATATTTATATCAGGCGGATATAAATATTGTTGCTCATGGTTTCTTATAAGTTCTCAAAACTGCTCCGCTTGCGATACAATCCAGAATTTTTTCACACAATTTCTTATAGCTTCTTAGAAAATTTTCGTGAAGTGGTGTAGAATTTGGTGTATGCAAGCGGATGTAATCAGCCAATCTTAATCTTGCCCTCAAGGTTCGCAAAGCTGGCCTTTTTCTTCTCCATCGTTGCTTCATTGTAGATGTCCATGGTGGTAGAGATATTGGCGTGTCCCATGATCTCTTGAATGACCTTCAAATTGGTTTCGTTCTCACAGAAACGAGTGCAGAACGTGTGCCTTAAATTATGAACGGAGAAGTGCGGGAGCAAGAGCGGCTTCCGCTTCTGCTTTTTAGCGGCCTGCTCCTCTGAGGCATTGTAGTCACGGATGATGTTGTTGATGATACGGTTAATGCTTACGCTGGTATACAGATTGCCACGCTTCGTCTGGAAAATGAACCCAGAGTATCCGTCTACTTCGTTTTTGTTGAAACCATCCGCCATCTGCCTAAGCCGTTCAGAGATCAGAGCAGACTTAACTTCTTTCAGCATAGGAATTATCCGCTCACCAGCTTCGGTCTTCGGAGAGGACACAAGGAATCTCATTTTCTTCTCATTTTCAGGCTTACAAAAGGCCAAGCTGTGGTTGATAGAAATGAGATTATCAGTGAAATCACAGTCGTCCCAGCGAAGTCCGATGACTTCACCTACACGGCAACCAGTCCCAAGAAACACAGTAAACAGGTTGAGAAAACCAGAGTATTTCTGAGAATTTCGGATGAAATCTACAAACGCTTCCTGTTCATCTTCGGTCAGCGCATGGCGCTTATCCTGGCTCCAAGCGTTTTGCTTTTTCAGTTCGGCATATACTTGGTATGCGGGATTCGCCCTAATATAACCATCACGTACCGCAAGTGTAAAAATCGGATGGAGTACGGTATTGACGGCGTGGATTGTGTTTGGCTTCATTCCCTTTTCATAGAACAGTGCTAAGTAAAACTTCTTGATATCACTATACTTGATAGAACTGATGCTACGCATACCAAGTTCATCTTTGATGTAGTGTTTGTAGACTTGGAAATAGCCAGAGCGTGTGGTGGGTTTCAACTCTTTTTTCATAGCCATATACTTGTAGAAAAAGTCATCCAAGGTTTTCTTACTGGCTACGAAACTTTCAATGCCATCATCTGTATCACGGGTCAGTTGTTTTTCCAGATCACGTAAAGGCGCACCAGCTTTTTTGCCTGTTGGCAGTTTGTCGGTTTCTACTAACCGCCAGCTGTAAATAGTCCGTCTCACCCCTCCAGCATCATTGTAGCGGTACATATACATCCCGTCCGCTCGTTGGGATTCGCCAACTTTGAGAAGTCGGCCTTTCGAGTCTCTTCTTTTCGAGGCCATTGTGAACTCCTTTCTGCCTGAAGAAGAAACTCGATGTGGTATTTGGATTATACCACACCGAGCATTTGACCTCAAGCAAAATCATATCAAACTGATTCGATCAATGTAGTTTTCAAATTTCTTGCGTTTTATTTGTGCTCTGGTATTGTTCCAGAGGATGAAGTCAGCGTCGGGATGTTCGCTGATTAGTTTCCGCAACTTGTTTTCTCCCACTCTGAAATATGCTGCGGCTTCTTCTATGGAAAGGGTATATCGCTCCCAGAATGGGATTTCAATAGCCATCGTCTATGCTCCCTTCTTGGCAATGATTTTATTCGTCGTTTTGCAAAAAGTTTATTTCTTCTATGTTGCCTCTGCTATCGCTCTTATAACGAATCTGAATTTCTCATCCATCACATAATTGATACTTGCCTTAAAGCGTTCAATGTCAGATTTAGTTAGATCGTACCTCGTGACATCTTCACACATAAAGGTATTGAAACGTAGCATGATTTCAATTTGTAGCTGAGACACATCACGCACAATTCTCAACCGCTCTTTATCTGGGATATTTCTTACACGTTCTGTATCAGCCATGACTATCCTCCTTCGATTAGGCTAAATGAAAACATTTCATTTAGTTTTCGTCTTTCCTTTGGAACAAAAATTTATAGTACGCATTGGAATTTGCTTGTGCTTGATCCGCTTCAATGAACTCAGAAACGATCTTGTCTTCCATTTCACCGTCAAACAAATCTGATTCATACCATTCAAGTGAATTGTAGTAGTCCAGAAGCCAGCACATATTCAGCTTTTGGCAGGTCATTTTCAGAGCTTCATTCCAGCCAGCTGTACTACTAACATAGAACAGGCTGTAAAGATCAGATTCGTCCTTCTTAAAAATCATATGCCCGAAAACACTGCATAGCTCCCCAGCAAATGCAATATAAAAGTGCTGTGGTATTTTGCTTTTGATTTTCTCTGGAATCTTGTATTCAATGCGTGGATTTTCACCATTACCAACGATAGGCATTCTACACACCCCCATTTTGCTGCACTAATTCGAGATATAGCTCCCATTGCGGAGCAAACTCACCAAACAGCTCAACCTCTGTTTCGAGGCGGGCTATAATTGCGTCCTCTTTGTCACGAAAGCGACCTATGAATATCCGTTTGCTGTTGTAGGTAATACTTGCCGCCCACCGATTACGTTTCTTGTCAAATGAAATGCCGGCCACGCCAGAAGTGTTTGTTGAGTATAGGCCACGATTTCGATTATTCTCAGAGTAGGAACAACACCTCAGATTTTGCTTTCTATTGTTTGCACGGTTTTTGTCTCTGTGGTCTACCCATTGGCCTGGTTTTGCATGGGCAACAATCCTATGGAACCTGACAATCCGCAGTTGACCGAGATAATAGTAGCTGCTTGTAAGATACCCGCCTTTGTCTACATACCAGCGGCGGCTTTCAATAATAGGGAGGTCGTCCAAGTCAAAGTAGAACAATGACACACCTATATGCAAAATACCGTAAGATTCAAGTAGCTCTATCATCTCTGATCACCTTTATTCTATATCCTCTGGCCGCTCAGGAAGCGGCATCCAATGCGCAACTCTTTTGGTTACTTTTTGGGGTTGACCGCATTGATGTTACGATATACCACTCTCTGCGCTTTGTTCTTGGATAGCGGTCATTCATTGGATCTTTTCTGTGGAATCATATGAAAATGATCCCGTCACGAGGAGTATAACCCAAAACCAACTGATTGTCGATAGGTAGCCTGTCTTTTACCGAGATCCATTCACCCATTAAATGTCACCAGCCCAATTTTACATTTAGACCAGCCGCCGCTGCTGTATTCAGTAGAAGCATTGCACGAGTCATCGGCCCGACACCACCAGGTACTGGTGTGTATGCTGCGCTCTTTTCATAGGCATCAGGATCACAGTCGCCACACAATTTCCCGTTGTCATCACGGTTCATACCAACATCAATAATGGTGGTGTCCGACTTAATAAACTCTGGTTTGATAAGGCTTCTTCTTCCAGTTGCGGCTATTATGATGTCAGCGCTTTTACAAATGTCGCCAAGGTTTCTGGTGTGCGAATGGCAGATAGTTGTTGTGGCGTTATTCCAAAGTGCTATGGTAGCCATTGGTTTGCCAACAATATCGGAGCGACCAACTATAACGCAATGCCGTCCAACGATTGGTATTTTGTAAAACCTCATCAACTCAATAATGCCTCCAGGAGTACAAGGTACAAATCGGAATTTTCCATCCAGCATTGCCATAGTATTTGCCTTTGTAAATCCATCCACATCTTTTTTAGGACTGATTTCGGAGATAATATGGTCTTTATTGATATGTTTTGGAAGTGGAAGTTGAACTAAAATTCCATGCACATTGCTGTCATCAGAAAGTGAGCGAATCAGCTTAATCAACTTTTCTTCACTTGTGTTTTCTGGGAGTGCATAAGTAACACTATCAATTCCGCATTCCTCACAATCTTTCGCTTTGTTCCTAACATAGACTCTGGATGCTTGGTCGTGCCCAATTAAAATAACGGCCAAACGTGGCTGTATACCAGATTCTACAATCGTTTCCTTGATCTTTTTCTTGATAGATAATGCGGCGTGGTTGCCATTCAAAATCAGAGGCATTTATTTCTCCTCCTTATCAGAGATTTCCTTGCAGATTGGCTTAATATAGTCGATGAAGACCT